CACTTCAGCCCGTCTTGCCACTACGGCGAACCTTGCTACAACCTATACTGCTGGCTCGGCAGATGCTGGTGGTGGCTATGGAATCGGCGCAACCCTTACTGCCACATCTAATGGACGTGGTTCTATTGACGGAACAAGCATTACCACTGGCGATAGAATTTTGGTTAAAAACCAAACCACTCAAACTCAGAATGGTATTTATACAGTTACAACAGTTGGAAGTATTATTGCGCCGTATGTTCTCACCCGCGCCACTGATTACAACAACTCAACTGCTGGCCAAGTTGAGTATGGAGATTATCTTTTTGTAACTACTGGCACTGTTAATAACGCTACCAACTGGATTGAAAATAACGTTGGTACTGGAACTAATAATTACATTATCATCGGTACCGACAACATTACCTTTGCCCAATCAGGCGGAGTTGGTCCTCAAGGAAATACAGGACCAACAGGAGCCACGGGTGCAACTGGCGCAAATAGCACAGTTGCTGGACCAACAGGCCCTGCGGGAGCCACAGGTAACACTGGTAATACGGGCAACACAGGCGTCGCTGGTAACACGGGCAACACGGGAAATACAGGCACAGGCGTTGCGGGCAACACAGGTAGCACGGGTAACACGGGCAACACGGGCAACACGGGAAATACTGGTAATACAGGTTCAGGCTATTCAGGCATAACTTCAACTACTTCTGCCACCCCAGCCTCAACTGGCACTATTACTCTTACTACAACAAGCCAAGGTGCTTTTGTAACAGGCGACAGGGTGCGTGCCGTAAACACAACTTCAAATTATTTTGAAGGAACTGTAACTATTACTGGCGGTACATCGTTTGCTATTGCTGCCGATTATAATTTAGGCACAACCACTGCCACCTCTTGGACAATTTCAATAGCAGGTGTTAGAGGCGTTGTTGGCCCAACGGGCAATACGGGTAACACAGGTAATACGGGTAATACGGGTAATACTGGAGCAACTGGTTCAGCAACACTTAGTGCCGCTATTCCACTTACTCTTGGTAGTACAGGCGGCGCTGGTGTATCAACGTCGGCATCTGCCGCAGACCATGTTCACCCTTGGGATGCTGTAAATGTCATAGGTCTATTTTTAGGCGGAATGTGATACAATAAAAGCATGACAAAGGTAGCAGTCTACTCTATCGCACTTAACGAAATACTGCACGTCGAAAGATACATGGAAGCCTGCAAGGGTGCAGATTATATCATAGTGGCAGATACTGGATCAACCGATGGTACACCAGAAAGGCTCAGGGAACTGGGCGCAACGGTTTATGATATATCCATAAAGCCTTGGCGGTTTGATGACGCTAGGAATGCGGCGCTGGCCTTGGTGCCAGCAGACGCAGATGTTTGTGTAATCTTGGATCTTGACGAAGTTCCTAACAAAGGATTCTTTGATAAGGTTCGCAAAGCCTGGCGTAAAGATTCAATCATTGGTTGGATTACAATGGATACTGGAGCCACATGGCACAGGGATAGATTGCATAATCGTCATGGGTGGCATTGGAAATATCCATGCCATGAAATACAGATTTATTACGGCAATGAAGAAGTCAAGCAAATTGAAATTCTTGATGCCGTTATTAAGCACATGCCAGATGCTAATAAATCTCGCAGTCAGTATTTAACAATACTACAACTGTGTGTTAAAGAATATCCAGATGATCCACGCATGTGGACATATATGTGTAGAGAGTATTACTTCAATCAAAGATGGCAAGAAGTAATTGATGCAGGCAAACGCAAACTTGAACTAAATGGTTGGAATGTTGAATCCGCAGCCGTTTGTAGATGGGTTGCTGAATCTTATCACCAATTAGGTGATGAAGATAATGCTCGACTTTATTACGACAAAGGTGTTGAGATTCTACCCAATGAAGGTGAATCACATTATGGCGTAGCAATAGACGCTTATAGAAAAAAGGAATGGCAAAGGTGTCTTGATGCTTCTCTCGCAGTTTTGGACCTTCCTCGCTCCGTCCATTACTGCTACGAAAGCGAAGTCTGGGATTGGAAAGCCTACGATCTTGCAGGCGTCGCAGCCTATAATCTCGGTCATATTCCAGAAGCATTGACTTTTGCTAAAGAAGCAGGCAAAGCCAACGGCGCAGAGCAAGAACGAATTCAACGTAATATAGATTTTATGGAAAAGGTAATCAATGAGCGAATGTCAGCACGTAAGCAAAGTAAAAACATGGGGACTAAACGCAAACCATGATTCAATTCCAGTAGCCTATGGTTGCACAAATTGCGACGCTGTAAGTGATAAACCTTTTGTTTTAGTAGAAATTCCATCTGAGCATAATGGGCATGAATTTTATGTTGATGGATGTTTTGCTTGTAAGGCAGCCACTTTAGAATTAAATGCGGGTGATGCTGGTAGAGCAGATTCCATGACTAACAAAAAATGGGTAGGCGAACTAGACAGTTATCAAGAGGCACGCTCACAAGGTATTCAACCTGCTGGCACAACCATGAAGGCTATTAATGAAGCGAAAGCAGCCAGTGACACATTAGGCACTGCTTACGATGCTGGCACTATGCCAGCAGCAAAGATAATTACCAAGCGCCACGCTTCGGTGATGAAAGAGACGGGACAAATATAATGGCAGCAGCAAAAAAAGGTATGGGATTTGCGGCAGCGCAAAAGTCCATAGCCAAAAAGTCTGGCGTACCTATGAAGAATGCAGGAGCCATTTTGGCATCTGCTACTCGTAACGCATCACCAGCAGCAAAGAAAAAAAATCCAAACCTAAAGAAAGTCAAAGGATAATTATGTGTAAAGAATGCGGATGTAATGCAAATGCAATCGGTGGCGCACCAGAAGATCTAACTGGCAAGCCAACCAAGACACCTTATGGTGAATATAACGGTGTCGGCGGCACTAAGTAATTAAACTTTTCCCACGAAAGGATAAATAAATGGCAAATTATGGCGGGTTATCTGCGGTTTATCACATGAACCGTCTTGCTGGCACCATTGTTAATGGTGTACCGCAATATGATTTTGATGGTGCTGCTGTTCGTTGGGGCGACATTGCAATTCCAGGCCATAAAGCCACGCGTGGTATTGACGTATTAAATCTGATTTATGCTTTTCGTAATAGTGGAAAAAATTATTACGAAGACATACCTGGTATATTAAACCTACTTGCTGGTACATACGGTATTGGTGAAGCCGAAGCAGCAGCAAGGATTGCATCGTGACACAATTTATAGACGTTATTAATGAAACACAGTTAGCCTTAACAGGCTACACACAACGTCAAGATCAGGCTACATTTCTTCCCTTTGTTATGGGAGCAACAGACTTATCGTTTATTGTTAATGATGGCACTGTTTTGACTCGCGGTATGGTTGAAATTGATGATGAACTAATCTGGGTGGATTCATTTGACCGTACAACTAATACGGCAACAATTCCTAGTTATGGTAGAGGTTTTCGAGATACGGTAGCGGTACCACATACCGTTGGTAGCCGTGTCACAATCGCGCCTTCCTTTCCGCGGTCTGTAATCCGACGAAACATTAACCTTGCTATTGATGGTGTCTACCCAGATTTGTTTGGTACTTATTACACAACCTTTACTTGGGTTGCTTCTCGCACTACCTATGCGCTTCCACAAGAAGCCATTGATGTTATTGGATTGTCTTGGCAAACCATTGGGCCATCCCTTGAATGGCTACCAATTCGTCATTACCGTTTAGACCGCATGGCCAATCCAATTACATGGAATAGTGGTAAAACCATTTCTATTCGTGAAGGCATTATTCCAGGTCGTACAGTACAAGTCACTTATACCAAGAAGCCAACAATCATGCAATATGATACTGATGATTTTGCAGCAACCACTGGCTTACCCGACTCGGCCCGTGAAGTAATTATTCTTGGCGCAGCCTATCGCACAGCGATGTATCTTGATCTTGGACGTGTGCCAGCGTTTTCTGCTGAATCAGATGCTATGCGTGCCAACGATCCTATTGGATCTGCTGGCAACATTGGGCGAATGATACAACAACTTTACCAGCAACGCTTGTTAATTGAAGTAAGACGTTTGCAAGAACAATTCCCACCACGTACACACTACTCAAGTTAAAGGACAATAAATGACACGTTACTATTCAGCAACGGCGGTAGATAATACTGTAGCGGTGGGCATTACCAGCGGTTCTACAAGCGTTACTTTATCTACTACCCCAGTGGGTTATCCTACTAGCGGTAATCAATTTGTTCTTGCGTTAGATTACAACACGTCTAGTGAAGAATTAGTGTTAGTTACTTCTTATGTTGGGGCAGTGCTTACCATTCAACGTGCTTACAACGGCACTACTGCTCAGGCTCATAGCCCTGGCGCTGTAGCGAGACACGTCATTACGGCCCAAGATTTAACAGATGCCCAGAACCATTATGCGGCAACTACCTCAGTACATGGAATTACCGATACGTCGGTACTAGCAACACAATCATCAGCAGCAGATGTCTCTAACGTGACATCATTTCTAAACATGGGAGCATAACAAATGGCAACAGCATATAAAATCCTAGGACAGTCGGCTCCTGCAAATACATCTAACGCTGACTTGTATACAGTACCATCGGCAACATCGGCTATTGTGTCAACAATCTCTATTACCAATACGACTGCAACCTCGGCTAACGCTACGGTTTATATCCGTAAAGCAGCGGCAACGGCTGCTACAAGCAACGCTTTGGTTTACACACAGGCAGTCCCTGCTTACAGCACCGTTACTTACACCAATGGTATTACCTTGGCAACAACAGATGTAATTACCATTAACACAGCAACAGCAAGCGCTCTTACATTTCAAGCCTTCGGAAGCGAGTTGTCATAATATGTCAATTAAATATAATGGGGGTTATCTGCCCACAGTAGGCGCTGACGGCTCAACACTCGTTGCAAACTCTTCTGCCAGCACAGGTGTTGCTTGGGCAGGGCCTTCAATGGCTGGCGGCAAGAATTTTATCATCAACGGTGGGTTTGATTTTTGGCAACGAGGTACAACATTTACCAATCCTGGCAACGGTGGCAATGTTTATACAACTGACCGTTGGCAAGCATATTTTTTAGGCAATGGAACAGTCACTCAAGACACAAGCCTTGTTTATGCCAATTCTCGTTATGGCGCACGATTAACGGCAACTGCCTCAAGTGCAACAAATACTCTTTTTCAAATTGTTGAAACATCAAATGTAGTTCTTTTAGCAGGACAAACAGTAACGCTAAGCGGATATTATGCTGGAACTGCTGGATTAACCCCATCTGTAAGTTTGACATACTCAACAACCGTTGATGATAGTATTTTTAATATCGGTACGGCTTGCACGCAAATATCTGGCAGCACCCCAGTTTTAACAAGTTCCTTTCAAAGATTTAGCGTTACTTACACAGTTCCTTCAACTGCTAAAACTTTGCGTATAGGATTAAACGCTGGCGCGGTTGTCAATACAAACTACATTACATTTGATGCGGTACAACTAGAACTTGGCTCAGTTGCAACTGCCTTCTCCCGCGCTGGTGGCACACTTCAGGGGGAGTTAGCCGCTTGCCAGAGGTATTACTGGCGAGCAGGTGGAGATACTGCTTATCAAACATTTGGATTTGGTACAGGAAAATCTACGACTATTGCTGGCATACTCATTCCACATCCAGTTCCAATGCGGACTGCGCCAAGTTCCGTGTTAGATGCTGCAAATTTAACAGTTTGGGATGGAGCAACAATAATTGCAACCCCATCAAGTATTGTGATTAACACAGGTCAAAATGGCAGAAACGCCACCTTGATTGAAGCCAACTATTCTTCATCGACCCTTAGTCAATATCGCCCTTATGCGCTTATTGCCAACAACTCAATATCGGCCTATATCGGATTTAGTGCGGAGTTATAATGGACAATGTAACTTTTATTGAACAACCTCAAATAGATAATTCTATGATGGCTTACGCAATCATTGACCGAGGCAACGGCGAATTTACTTCCATGACCAAGGCTGATTACGATGCCCAAATTGCTGCAAATCAAACACTCCCATCCGAGTTATCCACTCCAACTACACCACAGGCAGGTGCATAATGTCACGCGCACAACTTACAAGTACGGTAGAGCAGCAAGCGGA